CTTCCCTCAGTTATTAAGTTAACTGATAGAAGCTCAATTTGTAATACTAGTTATGGAATCATAAGGATGTATTTATCCCTCTTTTCTTTATATAGAGTTATAAAATTACCTTGTGAACCTAAAATTAGTACCATTACAGATGGATTCAATGGGGACCTTATTGGTTTAAGCGATTTTAACAAATGAATGGAACTACATGCCAATCATTATGTATCAAAATTTCTTAATACCGAAATAAAGGATTTGAAATGTTGAAGGATTAAACCTTTAATCAAATCATCTCCCGCAGGTCCTAAAAGTTATAGGTCTCTATTTTCTTCGTATTTTGCTTTAAAGCACACTAATCCTAATGTGTTTAAATCAATTATGGAGTGAATAGAAATAACTAAGTCTAACAATGTGAAGACTTGTTTTTCTAATATAGAGTACTTATTCAAATCCTTTGAATTTGATCCTATGCGTCTAATAGATACTCCCATTGGTAAGCTATCTTTTAAAGAGGAAGCGGCTGGTAAGTTAAGAATCTTTGCAATGGTTGATGTAATTACACAATCACTACTAAGTCCTTTACATGATCAACTCTTCTCTCTTTTCAAGTTGCTTCCTAATGATTGTACTCACGACCAGGATAAAGGTTTCAGATTAGCTTGTACTCTTTCTTTAAAGTACAACTGTTCTTATGGTTTTGATCTATCAGCTGCAACAGATCGACTACCGATACTATCTCAGATATCCTTACTTAATTCTATTTATGGAAATAAGATTGGAGATCTTTGAGGTAACATATTGGTTAATCGAGATTTTGTAATACAAACTGATGATTATGACCTACCTTCTTCCGTTCGTTACGCAGTCGGTCAACCTATGGGTGCTTTATCTTCTTGAGCTATGTTAAATCTTGTTCATCATTTTATGATACAATATTTAGCATTTAACTTAGGAAAGGTTAAAGTTAACCAATGGTATCAAGAATATGTTGTGTTAGGGGATGATTTAGTATTATTTGAGAAAGATATAGCAGATGAATACCTTAAACTTTGTAAAGTATTAGGTGTTTCCATCAACTTATCTAAATCTATTATTTCTAAAGACAAACCCGTAGTAGAATTTGCTAAAAGGACAGCTATTAATGGTATAGACGTCTCTGCTTTACCTTTCAAAGAATTGTTATCTTGTAATAATTTCTTTGGTCGGTTAAGCTTGACTACTAAACTTATTAATAGAGGTTGAGGTAAAGATCTTTTCAAGATCCTCTCTATAGGTAATAAGACACGCTTAAATAAGCGTCTCGATATTATCTATCCTTTAGTTGGTTTCTTAACACAATTATTTCAAAAGGGGAAAATAAGTTTATCCCAAGTTCTTAGTTTGACGACCAGCACAGACAATCCTCTTTCCTTTTTTGGTAGAAAGATAGATTGAATGAAACCTGGTCTTATAACTAAAGTTGTAAGTCTTTATCTTAAAACAGGAGTTTTTGATACAAAGATAATCCCTCGTAAAGAGTATTTTCAAGCAGCTGTTAATTCAACTACTTTTAAAAACGTATTACTAAAGAGGATCGATTGTATCATCAAAGACCTTGAATCTTGATCGGTTAAAGAATTGAGAGAAGATATTTTTTTTAGTCTTAACTCATTACCTTTCCGATCTTGAAATTTCAAGACAGAACTTGGTATATCTGTAACGGAAGAAGAAAGAAACTTTAACAAAAC